TTGTTGCGCCCCCAATCTGAATTGCGCCAGAATCAAATGTCCATTCTCCAAAAAATATTCTTGTTTCTGGCTCGATTATGTCATTAGTTCCCCATCTTATTACGGACTCGCTTAAATAAAGATCCCCCAAATTTACCGTTTCAAATGTCACGCTATTAGTGGTTCCAAGCCCGATAGCATTGCGGAAATTTGTGGCATCTGTATTGGTAAGCGCAGACCAGCCCAATCCTAGATTGGTTCTTGCTATTGCGGCGTTGGTGGCTCCTGTGCCTCCGTTGGTAAGAGAAAGCGGCGAACCAAGATTGGATGCAAGTGCAACTGTTCCAGTAATATTTGCGGCTGTGAGATTGGTTAGTCCCGCACCATTGCCATTTGTTTGCAAAAGAATAGTTGGAAAATTTGTAAGATTAATTGCGTTTCCATCTGTTGCCAAAGCGCCAATTGCGGTTCTAGCGGCTGCTGCGTTTGTGGCAATAAACACAGCATCGCCAACTATTGTAGAACCAAGATTCTGACGAGCGTTGGCTGCGTTTGTTGCTCCTGTACCACCACTGGAGATAGCAAGAGTTCCCCCAATATTTGTAAATGTAACTGTAGAGATATTAGATGCGGGGATAATTCCAACCAGATTGGTAGCCTGAAGATTGCTCAATGCCCCACCATTGCCAGTCGCCAAATTAGAAAGCGCGGAAGAGGCGGGTTGAAATGCGGATACTGGACTTGTAGCCGCTGTTCCCAAACCAAGTCCCGTGCGAGCATTAGAAGCATCGGCGCTCCAGAAGTTGGTGGGTTGGACTACGGCATTATTGGTGCCGACAAGAACGTTCCGAGTTTGCCCGAAGCCCGAAACAACCAAGGCTCCACTGATAATAAGTGAGAGGATATATTTCATTTTACATTAATCGCTTCCAAACCCTTTTAGTTCCTGTTTGGCTATCATAGTCATTCGGCCTGATAATAAAAGGATCGTTTTCTGCATCTGTTCCATTGGTTAATTGATAAATTGATGGAATGCCGCTAATTACTAAAAATACCACAATCCCAACGGCATAAGTTCCGCTAACGGTATTCAAGGAATCCAAATCTGTAGCCGCTCCACCAGTTAGTCCAGTGATTGATGGCTCTACCCGAAGGATGTTGACACTTGGAGTTTGGATTGGAGTAGAACTAACACCAATAACACTGGAACTTGGGATGGGGATACAGATCTTGCTCATTTATCGGGTAACCTCTGGTGAAATGATAACATTGCCTTGCAGGATTCGGGTTGTGACGGCCCCATTGTAAAGCTCAAGGTCATATACGGCTTTATCACAGACCGAGAGCGATGCCGTGTCAGATGCCGAAATAAATAGTCTAATAGATCCTGTAGCCTCATTCAATACGATTCTACCATTACTTGTGGACAATTCAAGAATTAGTGCTTTGGATTCGGGCTTTGACCGAATATGAATCTTGGCGGTATAGCCCGTAAGATCCACTGGTGCAGATGGTTCTCCAGTCTCGTAAAACAGAGTCTGATTAAACGTGGCACCTTGGAATATACAAATATCCGCTTCGGCAATCGGTAGTTGAGCCATAAATGGCAAATAGAATCTACCAATTCTTCTTTATAGTCAAGGCTTGTTTGAGTTTTTTAAATGTCTCTTTGTTGAGCCGTTTCTTTTCCTCAATCGCCTCACTGCCAGCCATGGCTCCGAATACCTTACGGGCCACAAATAATCCTACTGCAAACGAATCAAATAAGTCGGGAGATTTTCCGATCCGCTTTTTCATATCAGTCTTGGACTCAATGATAATCTTGCGGGTTCGGCGCACATATTTTCTCTGGGTCATCTCCCATGCCAAGTCAGGGGTAATTCCCTTGAGTTGTTCGCACTCCAAAAAATAACGAGCAGCAAAGCAGAGTTCTGAGGCCATGTTGTGGAACAATTCCTTGCCGACTTGCGGTTTTCCAGTGACTTCGTTCCTCATGGCATATTGTGCGCTAACGGGAAGGTCGGATGCTGCTCCTGCAAAACTCACTGCATGCCAACCCTTTAGGAGTTCTCGTTCTCCGATTGACCAGAAGATGCCACCAGCCGAAGCATCTACGCCCATCCATTGATTTGGAATTCCCAACTTAAGAGAGAGATCGTGGATTTGTTGGATCATCTCGTATTGGAAGTCCTCTTGAGATCCCGCCCTTCGATTGAGGACATACTGCTTTTCGACGGCTATCGCCCACTTACCACTAATAAGCCTGCCATACTTGAGGTGGGTAAACACAAACCTATCGCCGCCTTCAGTGTAGCTTGGGTCAATACCAGCAATATCTTTTGGGGTTCCATCCCAGATTGGCTTGTCCAGTGCCCCATGGCGAGCCAACAGGATATCTGAGACAATCGTGGAGTCATCGGCATCGGCAGGGGGCCAGAACCCCCTAAACTTTCTCCAATACTGCGGATTTAGTTCTCCAAGTTCCTTTCGGGCCAAGGCTACATCATTGGGTTTGGGGAGAAACGGATAGCGCAACCCCTTACCAGCGTCGAAGGACTGTTGGTTGGGGTTGTCGTTCTCTGAATCAAACCTGATACATACCCCCTCGATACCAGCCACCCGTATCTTCCAGTTCGGGGTTTGCTCGTCCACACTCATCCATCCCTTGATGGGTTCACAGAATTTTCCATGGGGGTCAAAAATAGAGGATGGATTCCCAGCACCTACGATATACAACTCTTGCGCCCCCTTAAATCCCCACACGGCTTCGTTAATTACGGAAGCCGAGCAATCTTGTAACTCGTCTATGATCAACACGATACGACGATTTTTCTTACCCTGAAGTCGCTTCTGGGCATCGTCTTTGTATTCGTCGCCAGCCGCCAAAAGCATGATGGAGGACGCATCACTCACTCCTGTTTCGGGATCGATAATAGCACCCTCCTCATCCGAAAGTTTGATGATGTCCATGGACTCAATGAGTCTTCCAGATGCTAATCCCATGTTTCGGGCTTCGCGGTACATCTTGACCAACGCCGCCCAGATACGCTGCTTGGCGTCAATTTTGGACGTAGAGACCACAATGGTCATTGTATTGATGGGGTCGCAGAACCAGTTAACCAGCGCAAACGCCGCCATACCATAGGATTTGCCAGAGTCGGTACCGCCAGCCAGACCCGTCACACTTCGGACAAATCGGTTTCCTGTGGCCTCATCCACCTCATAGACTTGATTGCAGAATGCCTGTGCGCTGAGTTCCGCCCACCTATGCCATTGAAAGGTTGGCCAGATTGCCGAGACAACATTGCGATAGTGGCGGGCCTTGCCGAGTCCTCCTTCTTCGGGGGTAAGCCCCTGCAAGAAGGCGTCCATCTCAATGCGGATTGGCGTAATTGCCTGTCCGTCTTTGGGTAACCACAACCTCCCGTATTTCTCTATCCCTTGATCAACTGTTGCCATTTATGAAATTTATACTAAACTAATCCGAATGGAGAAAAAGCGCAAGAGCGGAGAGCGGGATTGGGATACGCCAGAAAACCGCATTAAAAAACAGAACGCATTTAGGCTCTACGCCGCTGGGAGAGGATTGCCAGAGGTAATGAAAGCGTTGGAAACAAAGCATAAACCAACTCTGGAAAAGCTGATCTATAGCGAGAAGTGGGACGAGTACGTCAAGATCTGGCAGGAAAATCCCGAAGCAGAAAACCTCTATCCTTGGGATAAAGAGCGTCCCGTAGCACTAGTAGTTCCTCCCGCCAAGATGGAGGAGATGGATAAGAAGCGGAGAATGGAATGCATCAAGGGATTCTCTATGTATTGTTCAGGGCGTACCTTGCGGGATATTGCCGAGGAACTGAAAGTTAGCGAATCCACCGTCTGTCTATGGCGGGATACCCAGCGTTGGCTCCAATGCAGAGAACGCCTAGTTAACGAATCAGCCCCAGCCCCTTGGGAAGATGATGGAGTTCCAAGTTTGATGTCAGAAATCACGGCTTCATTGGAGACCATGAAGAAATCGATCAAGTTTCTAACTGGTAAGGTGTTGGTTAAAGCTGCCGATGCCGCGCAAGACCTTGATGGAATGGAGGCTCTTGGGATGATGAGGAATATCAAACAACTGGCCGAAGCTGCCGCCATTAACTTTTCAGAAGGCGTCAACCAGCAGAATGCCATTCAGATCAATATTGCTACCAAGCTAGAATCCATGAAAATTCCAGAAAATAATACCTACGAAGCGGAGCTAGTTCTCAATGAGTGATAGCCCTAAATTTTGCTATCCCCGCAAAACAGATGTCCCTCCACGGGGTTGGTGGGTGAAGTGTCCAATAGTCGAAGAAAATGTCTATGGTGGAGATTTTTGGGACATGGTTGGTAATTGTGAAAAACTTCTCCACTCCAAAGGAATTGTTCCTCCAGTGGATTTTGTGTCACAAATAGAACACAGTCTTTGTGACCGACTTGCTGGGAATACAAATTGTATTCCTTGCACCAAAGCCAAACAAACTTTGGGGTTTGCTCAGATTGTCCGCTGGGTGCGAGCCATGTACCACTTTGCCAGAGAAAACAAGTTTCAGCTAGTCGATCAGGAGGAAGCTGAACGGCGAGCTAAAATTTGTGCGGCCTGCCCGTATCAAATCGCCACCTCTGGCTGTTGGGGGTGTAAGGGTATTGCTGGGATGCTTCCGCAAATCGCGGGAGCCAAGACCACCTCTTACGACCAACAACTCAAGGCTTGCGGTGTTTGCGGATGTTATAACGCCGTGAGCGTCCACCTTCCAGTTGACGTTCAGGGTAGCGATGGACTTGAGTTTCCTTCCCATTGCTGGAAGGCTACGCCGCCTCAAATCGGGTAATTGCTTTATTGAAGCTCATATTGGCCACACCAGTTGGCCCATCCCGATGCTTGCCTACAATGAATTCCATTGCGGGGTTTTGACCGTGATCTTGTGAGTCCTCGCTATGGAGCATAATAACGATATCCGAGTCCTGCTCAATAGCTCCCGATCCCTTGAGATCTGAAAGACTGGGGCGTCCTCCACGCTTGTCTGGGTCGCGATTGAGTTGAGCCAGCACTAGAACAGGAACCTTGAGGGTCTTGGCCAGATCCTTGATGCCACCGCTAATCTCCTCCACTTCGCACACGCGATTGTCTTTTCCGCGCTTGCTATCGCCCTTGACCAACTGAAGGTAGTCAATGATGATGAGATCTAGCGGTGTGCGCTGATGGGCGCGGCGAGCTACCGCCTTGAGATAGCCGATAGATTTGGCCGAGCTATCGTCGCAAATGATTTCGGATGCTTGGATTTCCTGAACAGCCCGTCCGAGAGATTGTTTTTGATGCGGGGTCACCCGACCAGATAGAATGTCAGCAGCACCCACACGCGCCCGCGAGCGGATCATGCGCTCCATTAGAGCAACGCTTGTCATCTCAAGCGAGAAGATCAAGACTCGCTTCTTCTGGTTAAGCGCCACGTTCTCGGCAATCTGAAGGGCGCTGGCCGTCTTTCCAACTGCTGGTCTCGCAGCCAAAACAACCATATCTCCGCCACGCAGGCCAAACATAAGAAGGTCATCCAGTGGGGTAATGCCAGTGCGAATACCGATACAAGGTTTTCCAGCAATCGTGGATTCGATGTTTTGGGCAGCGCGATCCAAGGCATTGTTGATGGAAAGCTTGCTGCCGTCATCCATCTCGTAGTCGGCCCTCATCACGGTGGTTTCCGACCAGTTCTTGAGTTCTTCGATCTTTAGCTCGCGGTCTCTGGCCTTGTGAACCATGTCGTTGGCCAAGTATTCCAACGACCTTCTGTAGCGGGCTTCTTCCAGCTTGGGGTAGTAGCGTTTCCAGTTGTTATGGGCTACACATGAAGTTGCAACTTCTGTAATCTTTTGTTCACCACCGACGATATCGTATTCGTTGGCAGCTTCGATCTCTCCTTTGACATTAATGATGTCTGCCTGCATCCCCTTGGCGATACAGCGCATGACCGCCCGAAAGATGATCTTGTTCTCCTGAAGGTAAAAATGATCTTCCTTTATGGATAAAAGGATCTCACGCTGATCCTCTGACGGGGCATGGCAGAGGCAGGAAAGGATGGCGGTTTCGGCGGATGGTTCAAAGATGACTTCTTGCATAGGAAGCGTTAGACAGCCTCTTGGGCCTTTCGTTCACGCTTTCTTTGCAAAATCGCCATCATCGATTGCCTACGGCGTTCGCGCTCTACTTCCGAGATTACCCGCTTTTTCTTGGCTTTTTTGGGCGGTTTACGCACCACTTCTGGGGCTTTATCGCAAACTGTCACCACTTGTGTATCATTGCTGACGCTTTGCTCTAAGCCCGTCGAATCTGACGGCATTGGAAACCCATCTTGTGCCATTTTGTGGAGCGATCCGTCTTTACACCCGTGGATGACTACAGCTTGGCTGGAGATGATTCGGTCTGGGCAAGTAACACCCTGAACCGCTTGGGCTTCGGGGTCTTCAGCGTAGAAAACAATCTTCCCATCCCTCCACTGGTAGTTTACGCTCTTCCAGTAGGTTCTGATTAGCGGAGTGTCCCGACCGATAGCCATAAAGTTCCAACGGCACCTTACATCCCATGGTTCAGGGATCGTTCCTGCATTCTTGTAAGCCAAGTTGTAGGTTGATAAGGACTGCGCGGAAGGACAAAAGTCTAGAAAATTAGGCGGATACACCGCACTACCCACAATCATCTTGTAAATATTCTTTCCATTGCATGCCATACCTCCTTCGTAGAGGTGGCCCATGATGCCGACCTTTCTGTGATATTCGGCATCCAAATCATCCACCCACCCTTCTTTCATGGGGACGCAGTCTGGCTCCCAGAAGTAGAACGGAGCGTTGGTTGAATACATGGCAGCAGCCACATCACTGAACATCTGGTTCGGGCCAAGCGGCCAGCCACTAAACCCGTCCTGTGCTGTTATCTGGTCAACTTCGGGAAACGATTTCTTTAGTTCTTGGATAATCGAATTGGTGTTTAATGTATCCTTCGTACAGCATAAAGTGGCTTTATGTCGCATGTTGATACCAAAAGCCGTAATAGCCTTGGCCGACTCCATAGCCAGATCAGCGTCTCCGTTGTGGTAGGCGAAGACGATATTCACTGCGCGTCGAAGTTAAGAGGCCAGCTAGGATGGAGGGGGTCTTCCAGACGCACCCTGACATTTTTGTAGCCATGGGCCATGAGTCTTTGGGCTTCTTGGTTGGCCTCCTCTTTACTCATGCCAAACCTGTCCAGTTCCACAATTTTTTCTCCGTGGCACACAATGTAAGTTTTATTACTTTCGCTCATTTTTTCTTTTTTTTCTCTGATTGATTGATGTATTT